GGCCGAGCGTGGTCAATGCGTACGAAGCAGTCGGCATCGATGTGTCGGTGACGGAGGCCAAGCGGGTGCAGCTTGTTGGCGCGGCAGACCAGGCCGAATTTGTAAAAGCCATCGCAGCTTTGCGTGCTGAACATAGATCGATCCAGATCCTTATTGACGGTCTGGAAGCAGGCGAGATTCACCGTCCCGAGTCTGGTGAGTTGGCGCTGCGCTTGTTTGAAGTGCTGGGCACCATCCATGCTTCGGTAGGTGAGTTGACTATCGAGCGTGACGGCCTGCTGCTGACGGTCGATGCGCTGCGCGGCGAGATCGAAGCGTTCAATAAGGCCGCTGTCGCACCTGGTGATGATGTTGGTGAAGTTGCATCGCTGAAAGCAAAGCTCGATGACGCCAAGGTGCCTTACCGGGCCAACGCGTCGAAAGAATCCTTGGAAAAGCTCGTCGCTGATCTGACCAATGCCTGATAATGCTGGCTGCCTACGACCCGGCGGCCAATCTACAAACAATTCCAGCGAGTTGACGCATGACACTCATCATCGAGGACGGCACCGGCAAGCCTGACGCCGAAAGCTACGCGAGCGCCGAGGATTTGACTCGGTACGCCGTGAAGTTTGGTGTGGTCATTCCTGCCGATGCCCCTGCGCAAGAGGCGCTGCTTCGCCGGGCGGCCTTGGCGATGGATGGCATGACCTGGAAGGGGCGCAAGACCAACAGCGAGCAGGCTCTGTCGTGGCCGCGCCGGGAAGTGCTGCTTGATCATGAGATCAAGGCGAACAACTACCTGCCCGCGCGTATCCAGTACGGGCAGATGGCCCTGGCCGCTGAGATCCATCAGGACGACATCGACCCAATCGACAAGCGCAAAGGCGCTGTGACGCTGGAGCGTGTCGAAGGTGCGGTAACCCGCGAATACGCGACGATTTCTAACACTAGCGGCCGACTGTTGCCGGCGGCGCCTGATCGACCGAGCGTTACGCAGTTTGCGGATTATCTAAAGCAACGCGGACTACTCGCCGTACGGGTGTAATCAATAGCCTTCCCAGTGCTTGGTTATTAAGTCGCCAAACCGCTCGTACATTCCGTCCTTGCCGTTTGCAATGGCATCGGCCACCTGCTCGATTGTCGAGATATCAAGCTCCTCCACAAGTGGCACTTCCCGCTCTGCAGCAGCATCAGCAATGTAAGGAAAGTCCGTCTCGTTGACTGCTTTCTTAATTGCTCTGCGTGCGGCGCACTTTTCATCAAGAGATGGTTTGGCACCTTCAGGAACAGAGCGCGCGATTTTTCGCGCAGACTCGTTCAGGTCGTCGCTGGCTTGCTGATAGCTCATCTTTCTTCCTTGAGGACGTGGTGGTGGCAATTTACAACGAAATGGCAGTGATGGCTCTGGATATAATCACAGAGTTCGGCCAGCCTGTGACGATCAGCAGTATGGCGCCAGGCGAGTACGACCCGGAGACGGGCGGGGAAGCTCCAGGGGTTACTGTCAAGCAAATCGCCCAGGGCATCCTGCTCGACTTCACTGGCATCGAATTCCAAAACAACAGCCTCATCAAGCAGGGCGACAAGAAGCTCAAGATCGCGGCGCAGGGCTTGGCCTGGGTGCCGGGTCTGCTCGACAAAGTGATTGCTCAGGATCGTACCTGGTCAATCGTGCCGCCACTGAAAGAGATCAACCCGGCGGGCACGCCGATCCTGTATGAGTTGCAGGTGCGGTCATGACGAACAAATACGCGAGTATGAACGGCAGCTTTGCCGAGAACATCCGTGACTTCGCCGAACGGGCGAAAGACGGTGTCGACGCAACCATTCGCGAGATTGTGATTGAGATCGGCAGCAGCGTTATCCTCAAGTCGCCAGTCGGCAATCCTGAAATCTGGGCAGCGAACGTCGTTCACCGACAGGCGAACAAGCGAGCCGCCGATGACTACGACTTCAAGGTTTCGGTGCGCAACACGATCATCAACCTCAACGAATCGAACTTCACAAAGGCCGGCAAGCTGCGAAAGGGCGTGAAGTACGCCAAGCCCCTGACCAAGACCGAGCGCGACCAGAACTTCAACGTGAACGGTTTGGTTGCGGGGAAGGGCTATGTCGGTGGCCGGTTCCGCGGTAACTGGCAGTTTTCAATTGATACGCCGGCCGAGGGTATGCTTGATCAGATCGATGTCAGCGGTAACGTCAGCATCGCCGTGCTCAAGGCACAGGTTCAAACCCTGACCGCGGGGCAGACGGCCTACATCGTGAATAACCTGCCCTACGGAATCCCACTTGAGTATGGGCATAGCAAGCAAGCGCCTCACGGGATGATTCGGGTCACGTTGTCTCAGTTCCAGAAAACTGTCGATGACGCCATCAGGAATAACCAAGTATGAGCCACGCCATCATCGCATCGATCTATGAGGCAAAGCTGCTCGCCTGGAGCAAAGCGCGTGCGGAGCCCATCAAGGTCGTGTTCGAAAACACTCAGTACGACCCTGCGGACGGCGATACCTATCTGCGGGCGTTCATGCTCCCAGGCGATACCGCGAGTAGCACGCTCGCTGGCGACCACCGCGCATTCATCGGCGTCTACCAGGTCAGTATTGTGGCACCGGCCGGCACCGGCAAGACCAAGACGAACCCACTTGTGGCTCAGTTGACCACGCTGTTCCCGCTTTATGCGCGAGACACAAAGGCAGGCCTCACCGTCGTTACGATGTCGCCAGTTGATCCTGGCCCAGGCATCACAGACCCGCCGACTTACACGGTGCCGGTGTCGTTCGAGTACCGAGCCGACACCGCCTGTTCCTAGACGGTAGAATCCATTCATGAATTGGTCTGGGAATACCTGCGATGGACGAAATCAGGAAGCAGCGGCTTCAATATCTAAGTGAGTGGGTAGAGGACCACTGCTATAGGAATCGCGAAGAAATCGCCTCGAGCGAGCGGTGCTTATGCGTCGGATGCGGTCTTTGGCTTGTGCCCACTGAAATTATAAAGTGGTACGAGGATAAGCATGCCTGCTGTCCAGGCTGTGGCCTTACCGGTGTGGTCGTAGGTTCGAAATCCGGTATCCCTTTGGAAGAGGTCCGAAGCAATATGAAAGTCGATTAGTAACAAACACATTTAGCCCGTTGGGCAAACCCCGAAACCCGCCTCCGTGCGGGTTTTGTCATTTCTGAAAAGAGGAAACACCCATGGCCGGCATCCAAATGCCCAACGGCGCCACCCTTGAAATCGCAGCTGCTTACGGCCCGGCGATCCCATTTACCGCTTTGACGAATGCCAATCCAACTGTTGCAACCGCTGCGGCGCACGGCCTGGCGGAGGGCGACGTCATCGCTGTCAATTCAGGCTGGACTCGCCTCGATGGTCGCGGCGTTCGGGTCGGTGAGATTGCCAGCGGCACTTTTGCGCTGGAAAACGTCAACACCACTAGTGTTCAGCAGTACCCGGCTGGCTCGGGCATCGGTTCTGTTCGCGAAGTGACCGGTTTCACCGAGATCTCGCAGATTACTGAGATGAATTCCAGTGGTGGTGATCAGCAGTTCCTGACCTTCGGCTTCTTGGCTGACGATGATGATCGCCAGATGCCGACCACCAAGAACCCAATCACGCTGACCTTTACCGTCGCCGACGATCCGTCCAAGCCATATGTGGCCGTCTGTGAGACGGCGGACGATGATAAGCAGGCTCGTTTGCTTCGCCTGAACCTGCCGGGCGGTAGCAGCATCATCTACAACGGCTATGTGTCGATCACGTCGACCCCGACGATGTCCCGCAACAACCTGATGACCCGTGTTATTAGCCTGGCGCTGACCGGCCGCCCAACCCGTTACGCGGCCGCGGTGTAACCCATGGCTAAGTTCAAGTTGATTCAGAAGCCGACCTTCAAGGCGCCGGTGATGATCCAGCGCGCGGGCTACAACGCTGAAAAGGTGGAGTTCGAGTTCAAGTACCTGGACCGCACCGCGCTTGCCGAGCTTTACACCGGCTGGAACGAGCGGCACGACGAACTGGGCAAGCAGGTCGGCGACATGGACCTCAAAGCTTTCACCGCCGCCCAGATTGCCCTGCAGGCCGACCAACTGCTGGATGTGGTCGTCGGTTGGGACATCGAAGAGGAATTCACGCCTGAAAACGTGCGCATTCTCGTCAATTCGATCAACTCGGCGCCGAAGGCAGTGCTGAACGCGTACGCCGAAGCCTTCAGCGAGGCCCGCCTGGGAAACTCCTAAGCGCCTCGCGCGCGCTGTATGAGCCTGGGCCATCGGATGCAGACCTGATGGCCTTCGGCTTGTCTCGCCAGGATATCCCCGACAAGGAGGTCGGCATCTGGCCTGACAACTGGGAGGCCTTCAAAGTCTTCGAGGCCATGAGCACCCAGTGGCGAACAGGCGCGTGCGGCGCAACAGGTATGGACTACAGCGTTCTCTCCGGGGTGATTCGGATGTGCGGCGTGCCGATCAGCCAGCGACAAACCATTTTCAGCGACTTCCGGCGGATGGAGGCTGAAGCCCTGCAGGTGATGGCGGAACAGAGGGAGAGTGCGAGGGGAGCCTGATCCTCAGGCGAAGATTGGCTGCTGCATATGAGGATCAAGATCTCCTAGGGATTTCTATTTCTGACTTCGATCTTCAAGGGCTACTAACCGCGCATCAATGTTCTTGAACACTTCGAGGAGATAGTTAAACGCGTCCACGACACCATCGACGGTGTCGTCTTTTTGTCCATGGCTGCGGATCGCGGCATTCATGGCGTGCGTGGCATGTGTGAGATCCGCCTTAAGGGATTCGCTATTGTCCATAATACTCTCCAGTGTATTTCGCGCCGAAATTGGCGCAACCCGGTCCTTGAGCTTGCACGCGAAGGACTGGGGAATCCCTTAGCCTTGCGTTTGCGTCTGCACTATCAGACGCCACTCGACTTTTTTGCCGAAAAGACCAGGGTGCTGATGCTTGTTCTGAGGAGGAAACGGATCACCTTTGTTCGAGGTGATTTCATCACCACAACCTTCGCATCGGTATATGCCTGAAACGAGCACTTTCTCTCCAGGCCCGAACAATGAATTCCAAGGTGCGCTGCCCAGAAGGGTTGGCGTGTCTTTTTCAAGGTATTGAAATGATTCTTCTGTGAAGAGCGCCATCGTGATTCCTTTCTGTGGCTGATAGGAGAGGCACAAAGCTACTACGCCGATGATCAGGGCGGTTACTGGCATTCCATCCACGCTGGATGCCCGGACAGGTGGGTGCATGGATAGGGAAAACATGGCGCTTCCGCTCACACCCGCTACGATCTTGTTGTGGCAATAAGCCATATAGGGGAGGGTGAGGGTATGGAACGGGTACTAATTTTCTCGGTGATAGCAGTTTTGGCTGGGTGCTCAGGTAAAGTTATCACTCATACTTCTTGTAGCGATAACATCTGTAAAGGCGTCCCGTTTTACACGATGAAGGAAGTAACCGATCGTTATTTCTATGACCGCATTCTTGATGCGGATGGCAAAGCCATAAGAGTAGCTGGAAAGCCCAGTGGACAAGACTGCATTCCTGTGGAGGTTGAGGAGCGGAAGCTTGTGGTTTCGAGTACCGCAAACTATATATATTACGATGCAGGTATTTTTGAGACTTCAAAGTTTTCCGTTGATTTAAATACTAATGGCACAATTTCTAAGGTCTCCACGGAGTCAACTCCAGCAATCAAGGAGACTGCTGAAGCGATCGCGGCATTAGCAACGGCATATAGAACAGTCAAGCCAGTGAAGTCGGGGTTTGTCGGCGAACTGGCATGCACCTCAAGGGCTCCTTAGTTATATGGCTTATGCCTAGCCCCGCGCTGGGCTTTTTGCATCCGCTCCCCAGTGCTACAGTCCCGCCAAACCAAAGAGGGAACGACAGCGGTGGCGATATTGGCGGGCTATACACCATCCGCGAGCACCGCCCAACCCTGACTGCATTTCTAGCAAGGCCAGGATGTGCCTCGAATTATAGGCGCGGGAGGCGCTGGCAAGGTTTCCATGAGTGCCTTCACGCTTTGGATGATCAAGCTACCCAGTTGCCTGGTGTTAAATGGATTCCCGTTTGAATTAACAAGAGAGACGTTGAGACTTATCGCCATCTCTCTGAGGGCTGGTTTTGCCGGTTGTATAGGTTGGCCGTCCCGGAATACAGCAATGGTGCCGGTTTCAAGCTCCCGTATGACATACCCGTGGTAGCTAACCTGATTGACTGTCACCAGTTCGCTCTGAGGTTTTGATCGTTTCAAAAGCCGGCTCAAGGGGATTGAGCGTTTTCCTTGCGTCTCTGGGCCCATCATCACCAACACATCATCAAGAGATGCATCGAGCAGCGTTTCAACCTCCATGTCATCCGTATTGATTCGAAGAATTATCACCCTGTCCACCTCGGAAAGTGATCGCGGGTTGAAGGATATGTGACCTGCGTGACCCATTTTTGCAGTCGTTTTAACGGACACCTTTTCGCCCTGTGCACTGACCACGTCATAACCTTTCTGGTTAACAGATACAGCCATTTGGCCATTCGTTATCAACGCTGCATACAGCTCGCCGATGCGACCGCAAAGATGTCTAAGCTCGGTCGGTGGCACGCCCCACTGACGCTCTCGCTCAAACCAGGTCATAGCTTCACCCAGTGATTGAATAATCTGCATTTGGGTTAGAGCCATCACAAACTCCATGTGAATTAACATCGGCCTAGGGAAATATCCGATCAAATTGAGCTTTCGCGTTAGAGATTTACATTGCTCCCGGGCTCTGGAAATCGAATGTATGTGGCCGTTTTATCGACACATCATCCGGATGCCGAGTCAAGCCTCGCCCTTGCCGGCTTTGAGTCTAGTAGGTGTGAAAAATTTCCAAATGGCTGCTCTAGTCTTTGGCTTCTTCAAGCTGCTTCCGATCGAACATCTCACTCAGTATCTTGGCGTGCTTGTGCTGCGTGACGGAGTAGAACATTTTTCGGCCGAACAGAATGCTCTTCATACTATGAGCTGAAATGAGCTTCCTCGTCGGTACTGAGATCTCTACGGTGGTGCCATCGCGGGTGTCGGTCACCTCAAGCTGGTAGGACTCAATCAAGTCGCCACGCTTGGTGTGGCCGAGGCATTTGAAGGTGAGGGTGGGTTCTGACACTGCGACCTCCGAGATGAGTGAGCATCGATAGGACGATGCTTAATGAGGCCCAGCTAGCGCTGGGCTTTTTGCTGCTCAGAATCGTCTTAAAGCAAATTCAGTAGCAATGTAATCTTTGCGCCTGATTGAGTAGTGCTCTCGTAGCGCTCACCCGCCTTGACCGTTGCGCTTATGTGGCCTGAGCCGACCACTCCCTTGGCTGGGTTGTGCAGATCATAAAGAATGTCGACATTTGCGGTTCCGTCAGCCTTAACCTCTCTGACTACACACTGAATTGAATGACCTGATGGGCCTGACATCTGCTCCGCGACGATATGACCGTCCGTAGTGTTGCAGCTCCAAATGAACCCGCCTATATCGACTCCTAGGACTAAAGACCTTAGGGATTGATCATTCATGTCGACGTCGGCCTCATAGATCACTTTTCCATTATCGGTCATGATCTCATGAGACATCATTCGAATATGCGGCATGGGGGCGGTTTCACCTGGTTGCGCGGCAATCGCGTTTGTCGTCAGAAAAAATCCGGCCAAGAGTGTGTTTGCAACGAGAGAATTCATGCTGAAAGTCCTTGTAATGGTGCTTCTATGTCGTGAGGGACGAGTTTTTCTTTAATCTGTGATGTTCAGCCATCGTCTTGGCAGCAGTGCAACCAATCGGGGATGGGCCTAAAAGTCTGACTCGAGCTGTTTTTTGCATTTAAGAAAATCCTGATCTTCCATCACGAGTAAAACGACGCTGGGGGTCGCTGAGAAGTTTTCATGCTATTGGTGCTTTCGGAGAAGTTTACTGGGACTGAACAGAGCCGCATGGCAATATGTATGAACACACTTAGGGAACTCAGGGCAGAGGGATATGGGAGCTTTAGACGTTCTAGAAAAAATTCGAGATAAATTTGTTTGCGTGACTGACTTGGTAGTAAGCGTTTCGTTTTCAGATGAAAAAAAGGTTCTTTCTCTGCAGGAGGCTGCGCGGGCGGTGCTCGCCTGCGTACGGGAAGCTCATGGCCCTATAGAGACCATGAGGTTAGATTCAGCAGGACTGCCATCAGTGGATGAAGGGCGATCTGCTTTCAAACTTTTGGAGCAGATGGCAGGCAACGATGCTTATAAAGAGGTACGTATCGGCCTCACAAGCGAGCAGTTAGTGTCCGTGGGAGACGATTATCTCAAGTATGGGTTTGGCGATACGATATGGGTCATATTGACCGAAAGCGGAATCGCTAATGACTGGCGACTTGACCCGAAAACGGGGGATCGAAGGCTCTCAATTCTGAGCTCAGTCTGGAAGGCTACCCCTAGAGGAATCAGCATTTTGCTGGAGGATTTTGGGTACAAAAGGCCTGTGATCATCAGCCTCATTCGGAAAGGCTTCGGAGACTTAAAAATTACATTGGCCGAAGAGCTAGTAAGGCCCGAAACTCTTGATATTGACCACGAAGTCGACCTTTTTGATGTTGTGAATTGGCTATCTGCAAATGATGTTATCTGGCCGATTCCCCACATTTATGACACAGGGTCACACCTCCGCCCCTCTGTGCGCAATACATCAGGAGCTGATGAAACAAGGCTAAGGCTTTTAGAGAGCCGTCTAGAAGTGTTAGAACTCGAAAATGCGCGGCTCACAAAGGCTAATTTAGAGCTGATGGCTTCGGTTACTGCGGGGGGCGTTCCCATCCACATGCCTGCTCACACGTCTGGTGAGTCGTTTCCGTATTCAACCAAGCTATTGATGGTGATGCGGCTTGCTGCGGAGCGTTTTTGGACAAATTACGATCCTGGGAGGCCGCCACTTCAAAAGCAGGTCCGCGCCTTCATTTCTGAGCATGCGTTAATACCAAATGACCGAAAAGCTGCCGAGCTTGCAGGCGCCATTAAGCCTGACAATACTCCTGAAGGTTGAGAGCCGGATCACCTGACATAGTGACATGCCACCATGTCACTCCTTCCAGAGCTATACGAAATCAGTCAGCCTTTGTCCATCGTCAGTGGATTTGCTCATGGCATCTTAGATGGTCGTAGGCGAGAGCCGATTGTGTAGAGCGCGAAGAAGGCCTGTTGCTTCGCTCGAATTAATCAACGAGTTTCTTCTGGCGTCCTAACCGTATGACCCTATCGTTCGAATCGGGCGCGGCTTTATTGGATGGTGTGACAGGAGGTGAGGAAATGGTCGAATCTTCCTCAGCTGCATGGCGCTCACGCATTTCAGCCATCTTGATTTCTGCCCAAGCAATTTGCTCTGAAGTTGGCGGCTCTCTCAGTAATTCAATCATCTCTTGGAATAGCTGGAATTGCTTTTTGATATCCCTCACTTCCGCCTGGACCGTTGGATCATTAGAAAATCCAGGCTCATCTGGAACTCCCGCGGCCATATCAATAAATGCGTCTGGGTCGTAGCTGGCTTCAAGCCGAGAAATTATTTCCGAATGCAGCGACCTTGAGCCTTGTTTGGCACTTTCTTCCAGGCGCTGTCGCAATTCCGGAGGCATCCGAATGGGGTACGGGGATATGACGTGTCGGTCGTTCATGGCGAACCTTGAATTCTGTATTACTGCCAGTATGCGAAATGAATCAAAAAGACTCAATGAGTCCACTTGACTCTCCCGGGCCGTGAGTTAATATGAGTCCACAAGCAACAAGGAGAGGGACATGAAAGACGCGCATAAGGTAGCGCCTTACAGCTTGAGGATTGCAGAGCATCTGAAGGGTAGGGCGAAACAGGAGGCGACAGTTAACCGGCGTAGCCTCAACACAGAGCTTGAACTCTTGATTGAGGAGGGCTTCAAGTGGCGGGAAATGCAAAGCAGCAAACAGGCAATAGCCTAAAACGAAGAAGCCCCGGCGTGCAGGCCAGGGCTTCAGTTGTGAAAACTTTCGAAGGAGTTCACGAGATGAATAGTACCACAGTTGTTGACATGCGCCAGTTTGTAGACGCTCGCGATGAGAAGGTCTTCACAACCACTCAAAACGTGGCGGAGGCTTTTGGCAAGCAGCATCAGCACGTTACTCAGAAAGTCGCAGCGCTTGAATGCACTGAGCATTTTTTAACCAGCAACTTTTCGCTGGTTAGCTTTCAGCATCGCGGGAACACCTATAAATCCTACGAGATGACTAAAGACGGCTTTATGTTTCTCGTCATGGGCTTCACCGGCAAGAAAGCCGCAGCCATCAAGGAAGGGTACATTGCTGCCTTCAACTGGATGGCAGCCCAGCTGGGACTTTCGAGCAAGAGCCTCGTTGCCAAAGCTGTTTCCGAGGCGCTGGGCGCAGAAGGTGCGAGGACGCTCAGCAACGTAATGCGCTGCCGTGTAGCCAAGCTGGATGCCGAGCATCAGCGCAGCGCCACAGCCAAACTCGCTTCAGCACTTCACGCGCGCTTCGATGTTCCGCGCATGGAACTGATTCCTGCCGACCAAATGGATGCGGCTTGCAATTTTGTAGCGAGCTATGCAATCGAGGGCGAATACATCCCTCGTCACTCGAGCATGATCCCGGAGAAGCTTGGCCAGTGTGATCGCTATCTCCTCAGCGCTGATCCAAAAGGCAATGCGCAGGTCACCCCGGTGCCAATGGGCGCGTTCGTTCTAACGCGGCAGCAGTTCATGAAGGCCATGCTCGTCGCCGGGGATATGCCAGTTTCGACGGCTGAGATGTTCGAGTTCGTCGCGCTGGCTACCGAGAACCTGCGTCGTCGCTCGCTCTACCAAGCTGCGCGGAGGGCGGTGGCATGAACTTCACCCTGAAAGCCGGCGGTCGCGCTCTGATCCTTTCCCAGGAGCGGCCAAACCTGGTCGGCCGCTCCGGCCAACTGATCCGCAAGGTTGAAGATAACTGGCTTATGTTGTTCGAGGGCAAGCGCTTCTCGGTCAGCGAGAAAAGCCTGATGCCGCTGGATGGCTTCAATCCAAATGTGGCCGCGTCTATTGAACTGAGGAAGACAGCATGAGTAGCGTAGTTCCCTTCAGCTTTAAAGGTGCCGGCGTTCGCGTTGTTGCTGACGATCACGGGGAGTCTTGGTTTGTTGGTCGCGATCTATGCTCCGCGCTTGGGTATGCGGATCAAACCAGTGCAATGAAACAGCACTGCCGTGGGGTGGTGAAATACCACCCCATCGCTGACAGCCTTGGGCGCATACAAGACACCCGAATTCTTGCAGAGCCGGACATGCTGAGGCTCGTCATTAATAGTCAGCTTCCCGCTGCTGAGCAGTTTGAACGCTGGGTCTTCGAAGACGTTCTGCCGACGATTCGCAGGACTGGCAGCTATCAAATGCCAGCGAATGACGCCACGATCCCAGTTGAGCGCCAGTTGCCAATCGCCGCCGACAGCCTTGATGCGGCGAAGCGTATTGCCGAGTGCTTTGGCCTTGAAGGTAATCAGGCTCTGTTGAGCGCCAATAGCATGGTCAAGTCAGCTATCGGCGTAGACCTTATGGAAATGGCGGGGGTTAAGCGGCTGGTCAACGAGTCGCAGGAAATGAACTTCACTCCGACCGAACTGGGCGCGAAGTTTGGCATGACTGCGGTGAGCATGAACAAGTTGCTCGCCGAGTGCGGGTTACAACATCAGGTGATCTACAAACCTGGCAAGAAGCGCTGGGAAATTACGCCCGATGGCAAGCTCTTCGCGGTCATCACCGACACTGGCAAGAAACACAGCGACGGAAAGCCGGTGCAGCAGATTCTGTGGAAAGAGTCTGTCCAGGAGATGCTGGCCAGGCTGGCCGACCAGCTTCGGTCCGGGCTTCCGGCCATCGTTGCTGGCGGCGTCCGACGTTAGATTTCAAATGTGATCCTGAATCACATTTAATACTGGCACGAATTAACCCCCCCGCCCATGCGGGGCTTTCGTGTTGCTCTCTCGTTGGTGATAAAGTCCCGCGATAACTCAACGAGGGAACGATATGAAAATATTCGTGGGGGCTTTGGCGCTCGTAGCGCTGGCAGGGTGTGGTGACCAAGGGCCTTGGGATGGGCCTGTTGGCACTAAAATGGGGGTTACAGCTTCTCAGTTGGAGAAATATGTCGCCCTGTCAAAAGATGGGGGCGCCGATCCCCTGGGTCGAACGACCTACTTTTCTCCGCAGGCGCCAAAAAACGAGGCAGGCGCTGATAGGTATTCATATTTAATCGGTGGAAAATCTGGGTTGTGCGAGGTCGGCCAGTGGTTTCAGAGCATTAACTCTACAAACTCCGGCGTTGCAAAGTCGCTTGCAGATAAGTACGGGGCGCCAAACAAGGAGGCCGCGCCAAGCTGGGGCGTGTCATGGACGGCTGGCGAACATAAGCTTGACCATGACCTTGAGTCCATCAGGATCAAGTTCAGCGGCCAAGAACCCCGTATCTCTGCCTATGTGAAATACACGTACAAGAACCTGAAAGACTGCAAGTAACTCTAATTCTGCAAAGAGCCCGCCTAGAGCGGGTTTTTTATTGCCCGGAGAAAACTGATGAGCACGAACTTCGCCTCGCTGGGCATTTCTGTCGAGTCTTCGCAGGCTGCAAAAGCTGCTGACGATCTGGACAAGCTGGTTGATTCGGCAGTTGATGCCGAGAAGGCGATTGATGACCTGGGCAAAACGGGCGAAGGGTTGGCCAGCACAGGAAAGAAGATAACCCAGGCCGAAAATGAGGTAACCCAAGGGGTCGAGAAGTCTACCGCCGCTATAGATCGCAGGTCCGAGGCGAGTCGTAAGGCATCCAGCAGTGCCGTAGCTGAAATCAACGTGATCAGCCAGCTTGATCGTGCCATGACTGGCAATATCACCAGTATGGAATCGCTGATGCAGGCTGAGGGCCTGCTTGAGCGCGGCAAGAAAGGCGGACTGGTCACGATTGAGGAACAGGTCAGGTATCAGGAGCAGCTTGGCAAAGCGTTCGACAAGATCGAGAAGGCGGAGGCCAAGGAAACGGCTCAAAAGCAGCGCCTCATTGATGCGGAGAATCGCCAGATTGAGGCGCTGAAACGTACGGTCAACGGAATCGACCCTGTTACCGCGAAGCTGGCAAAGCTGGAGGCGCAGGAGAAGGCTGCGCACGAAGCGTTCCGTGTTGGAGCAATTGATGTCGAGGCCTACAACGCCGCCCTGGCGAAGGTCGGAAAAGATCGAGCGGGCGTTACCGAAGTAGGCGGAGCCTTCGACAAGCTGAAGCTCGGCACTCGGCAAGCCCAAGAAAATGTTATGCAGCTCAGCAATGCCATTCAGTCCGGCGATTGGGGTAGTGGAGCGCGTGCAATTGCGCAGTTGGGCGCCGGCGCAGGTGAATCGGCGGGGCGAATGATTTCCTTGGCTGCCCCTGTTGCTCTGGTGACTGCTGCCATCGGCACACTAGCAGCCGCGTACTTGCAGGGCGTCGATAGAGCAGAAAAATTCAACAACGCCCTTATTGTTAGTGGTGGGGCTGCGGGCAAGACAACCGCGCAGTTAACTGCAATGTCGCTAGCACTTGGGAAGGGGGGCAACCTTACCCAGGCGTCAGAGGCTCTTCTCGCAGTAGCTAATTCTGGAGAACTCACAGGTAGTACTTTTGATTCCGTTGCGCGCGCTGCCACCGAGCTTTCAGTGGCCACAGGGCGGAGCTCTGGGGAAATCGCCAAGCAGATGGTTGGCAGCAAGGGGGACGTTGCTGCACTCGCAGCTGAGTACAACCGCCAATACCACTTCATGAGCAGCGAAACTTACTCGCACATCAAGGTTCTGCAGGAGCAAGGCGATGAAATGGGGGCGCTGGAGCTTCTCACTACGCAGCTTGCCGACTCAATGGCTAAGCGGAACAAGGATATTGAGGACTCGGCTCGTGGTGTCGTCGGTGCGTGGCGCGATGCGAAGAAGGCGTTCAATGACTACTGGGGGGAGTTCACGAGTCGTGCAGGCGCAGATAAGGATACGTTTACTCTGCAAGTCAAGCAGGGACAGCTCGAAGACGTTAAGGCCCTGCCTGAAAGCAATCTCAGAACAAAAGCCATTGCGAACCTTGAGCAAGAAATATCGCTCATCCAGCAGCGTATCGGCGCAAAGCAAAAAGACGCCGAGCAGGATGCCAAGACTGACGAAAAAACGCAGAAAGGCATTGATGCGGAGCGTGACCTTGAAGTTATTCGCAAGGCTGCCTACACAAACAAGCAAAAGCGAGATAAGGAAGAGGAAAAATATCTTCAAAAGATCGCTGACCTGCGTGAGGCGAACCCAAAAAGCCCGCTTCTTGATCAGAAACTGATTGATCGAGATCTGGAAAATATCCGCAACAAGTACAAAGACCCAAAAGCCGCTTCCACCCAAGTCGACCTGACCAGCTTCAACCACGCTAAAAACAACCTGTCCGATATAGTCAATGAATACCGGAACGCCCAGAAGGAACTGGAGGCCCAGCAGAAGGCTGGCGTGGTTTCGCTGTCGGACTATGCCAAGCAACGGTCGGCCCTGATCAACCATGAAAAGGATGATGTGACGGCCGCGTACCAGGCTGAAATCGATGCACTGGAAGCGGCCAAGGCCAAGAAAGGCACAACGGCGGCTCAGAGCATCCAGCTCGACCAAAAGATCGCCGATGCACGCACCGGAATGGTCAAGGCTCAAAAGGATGCCGACAGTCAGCTGACGATCATCGCCACAAGCGAGAAGGGTCGCCTTGAGCAACTGACGGCTGCCTCGGAGGCGTACGTCAATCAGCTTGAGCGTCAGCGCGCCGCACTGGAAGCGGCTGGCTCCCGCGCAGCAAACGGGCTGGGCCTGGGCGACCGGCAAGCAGCACTGCAAGCGAGCCTCGACGCAACCACGGACAAGTTCAACGACGAGCGAGCCAAGCTGCTGGATCGCCGCAAGACCGCGCCTGACAAGTACAGCCAGGAAGACTACATGCGCGACCTGGCCAGCCTTGAAGATGCGGAAAGGAAGTACCGTGACACTGTGGTCGACAATTACGACAAGATGTCTGAGGCCCAAGGCGACTGGCGCAGCGGGGCTTCGTCGGCTTTCCAGAACTACCTGCAGTCTGCCAATGACGTGGCGGGTCAGACGAAGAGCCTGTTCACCAATGCTTTTTCCAGCATGGAGGACGCGGTCGCGGATTTTGCTATCACTGGAAAACTTTCGTTCTCGGACTTCGCCAAGTCGATCATCGCCGACATGGCAAGGATTGCCACGCGGCAGGCGGCCTCCGGATTATTGTCGAGCATCGCCGGTAGTGCGCTTGGCGCTTACTTCGGTGGCGGCGCGGCGGCCGGCGCTGGCAGCTTCGGCTCCAGCATCGGCAGCGCCATCGTAGAGGGAAGGGCGTCAGGCGGGCCTGTCGATCCGAACACCCTGTATGAGGTTAACGAGAAGGGACCTGAGTTGTTCAATCAGGGCGGTCGCTCTTACCTCATGACGGGAGCACAGGGCGGCAGCGTGACTCCGCTGATGACTGGTGGCGCGTCTATCGCTGCGGCTTCTGGGGGCGGTGGCGGGGCGGGCGGTGGCAACACCGAGTCGAAGACGGAGGTCACCATCAACATCAACCGCAATGGTGAAGCCGATGCGACTGCGGATACAGCGATGGGTCAGAAGCTTGCCCCTCAGTTCCTCGCTCTGATCCGGGGTGAGATCGCGGCAAATGAACGAAGAACGCTGAGCCCCAGTGGGGGCGCAACGTGGAGAGCAATCAACGGTAGATAAGCAGCTGCAACGGTTCGCCGTTAAATTTTGGTCAGGGATGACCGGACCTTATCAAGGACAAGTTGCTCAAGCTGGCGATAGGTCAGATCTTTGGCGCCTTCATGCTCAAAAGTCACCCCGAAGGTTCCACCGGCCTGTCCATCTTCCATCTTTAGCGAAATTGTGACGCTCCCGCCGATGCTGGTTTTCCCAATGTCCGGAGCGTCTTCGTAGACGCTTACTTCTGCGAGTTTCATTTTCATGTAATTACCCATTTCCTTGGTCAAAAATACATTCTACCCGGAGCCATCATGGCGATCGAGACATTCACCTGGCCCACCCAGCACGGGGAGGCGCCCGATATCACGTACCGGGTGCGCACCTCCCAGTTCGGGGACGGCTACAAGCAGCAGGTCGGGGACGGGATCAACAACAAGGTCGATGCCTACCCGGTCACCCACACGGGAAACACCACCACGGCAGCGGCCATGATGGCGTTCTTCGACCGGCACAAGGGCGCCAAGGCATTCCTCTGGACCACGCCATTGGGCCAGCTTGGCCTGTTCACCTGCAAGAACCCAACCCCTACGCCCATGGGCGGGGGCGTATTCAAATTGACGGCGACGTTCGAGCGCGCTTTCCACCCGTAAAGGTCAATCCATGTCGCTGATCAACGCTATCCAGACTCTTGAGCCTGGCAACGAAGTCATGCTGTTTGAACTGGATGGCAGTGATTACGGCGCCGATGTTCTGCGCTTCCACGGCCATGCGATACCGCACACGCCTGCCGAGCTGCTGGCCGCCGGCCCCATCGCTGACCAGCTGCCGGCTAAGTCGATCTGGTGGAAGGGTGAAGAGTACGGCGCTTGGCCCATGCAGTACGAGGGCAGCGAGGCAAATGGCGACGGCACCGCGGTACGACCGAAGCTGTCGGTCGGCAACGTGAACGGGCGGATCACCGCGCTCTGCCTGGCATTCGAGGATCTGCTCGAGTTCAAGCTGACCATCCGTAACACGCTCGCCGAGTTTCTGGACGCGGTGAACTTCGAAGGCGGCAACCCCACGGCCGATCCCACCCAGGAATCGATCGAGGTCTGGTATGTCGACCAGAAGACCAACGAGGACGGCGAGACGGTCAGTTGGGACTTGGCCAGCCCTGGTGACGTCGGCGGCGAAACCATCGGGCGGCAGATGACGACGCTGTGCCACTGGTGCCTCACCGGTGGTTACCGAGGTCCCAACTGTGGCTACACCGGGCCTTACGTCACCAAGGACGGGATCGTTACCGACAACCCTGAACTGGACGTGTGCGATGCCACCCTAGGGAAGGGATGTATCCCGCGCTTTGGCGAGGGCAACCCCCTGCCATTCGGGGGGTTTCCAGCTGTGTCACTCATTGCCCGGAGCTGAATAATGCGCAAACACATCATTGCGGCCATCCAGGCGCATGCGGCGGCCGAGTACCCTAAAGAGTGCTGCGGCCTGCTGCTGGCCATCGGGCGAGCACAGAAGTACTTCCCGTGCCGGAACATCGCCACCGAGCCGAACGAAGAGTTCAGGCTGGAACCAGAGGACTACGCTGCGGCGGAAGACCAGGGCGACGTGATTGGCATCATTCACTCCCACCCAGACGCCACCAGCCGGCCGTCATCGCGGGACCTGGCAATGTGCGAGGCAACGGCCTTGCCCTGGCACATCCTGTCATGGCCTGAAGGCGACCTTCGCACCATCACGCCCACCGGCAGCACGCCGCTGCTCAAGCGCCCGTTCGTACACGGCGCTTGGGACTGCTGGCAGGTCTGCGCTGACTGGTATAAGCGGGAATGGGGCTTGGAGTTCGAAGCCTTCCAGCGCGACGATGGCTGGTGGGAGAGTGCAGACAGCACCAGCCTGTACGAGGCGAACTACGCCGCCGCCGGCTTCGAGCAGGTCGACAGCCCTCAGCGTGGAGACATGATCGTGATGGAGGTAGGCCGCACGGCCCACCCAAACCATGCGGGCATCTACCTCGGCACTGACCCAGCTCTGCCAGACGAAGAGTCTGGCGTGTTCGGGCCCGGTCCCTTCGTTCTGCATCACCTGTACGGACGGCCATCAGAGGTAATCGTCTACGGCGGGCCATGGCTGCAGCGCACCCGTTTAATTCTTCGACACAAGGAGGCCCGATGAGCGCCATCGTTTATTCGCCGATGACCACCATCAAGCTTTCCGGCTCGCTGGCTCAAAAATTCGGCAGGCTGCACCGGCGCCAGGTCGGATCGGGCGACACCTGGGAGGTATTCCGGGCGCTGAAGGCCACGATTGACGGATTCGAGGATGAGATCCGCCGCCTTGACCGCCTCGGACTTCGCTTTGCCATCTTCCGTAATCGGAAGAACACCGGTCCTGACCAGTTCGGCATGGGTGGCACCAAGGAAGTCAGGATTGTCCCAGTGGTCGAGGGCAGCAAGCGTGGCGGCATTTTGCAGATTGTGCTGGGCGTCGTGCTCATCGCGGCCAGCTACTTCGGCGCGCCGACAGCGCCTGCCGGTATCGCGCTGCTGGCCGGCGGCGTCATCCAGATGCTCAGCCCTCAGGCGGCCGGCCTCAAGCAGAGCGCATCACCGGAAAACATGCCCAGCTATGCATTCGGCAGCGCAAAGAACACCACGGCCAGCGGGAACCCCGTCCCGATCTGCATCGGTGACCGCCGATGGGGCGGGGCAATCATCTCTGCATCGATTTACGCCGAAGACAAAACGTAGGCGTAACGCACGAAACAAGCCGGCCATGAGCCGGTTTTTTATTGCCTGGAGGAAAGCATGGGCGCAGCACAAAAGCTGGATATTCATGGTGCCAAAGGCGGCGAGAGCAAGCCCAAGTCGCCAGTAGAGGCGCCCGACAGCCTGCGTTCCACCAACGTGGCCAAGATCCTGATCGCCGTAGGCGAGGGTGAATTCGACGGCACGCCAACCGCGCGCGATATCTTCCTCGACAACACTCCAATCCAGGATGCCAGCGGCAATTTCAACTTCACCAACGTGAAGTGGGACTGGCGGCCGGGCTCTGTGGAGCAGACCTACATTCCGGGCATCCCGTCTGTCGACAACGAGACCTCACTGAATATCGAGCTGCGCAGCGGCACGCCGTGGGTTCAGTCGCTGACCAACTTGCAACTGTCGGCGGCTCGCATCCGCCTGGCCACGCCCCGGCTTGCGAGCCAGGACAGCGAAGGGAATATTGGTGGTTACAGCATCCAGTACGCTGTGGATGTTGCCACTGATGGCGGGGCCTACCAGGAAGTGTTGGTCGGAGCCATAACCGGCAAGGCCACCACCCGCTACGAAAAGTCCATGCGCATTGATCTGCCGCCGGCAACCAGTGGCTGGCTGATCCGTGTTCGCCGCATCACCCCAAACCAGAACACCGACAAGATAGCGGACAGCCTTTTCATCGCCGGCTACACCCAAGTGATCGACGCCAAGCTGCGCTATCCGAACACCGCGCTGCTCTTTATCGAGTTCGACGCCGAGCAGTTCACCAACATCCCAGCCGTCACCGTTAAGTGCAAGGCCCGCCGCTGGCAGGTGCCGAGCAACTACGACCCGTTGTCCCGCACCTACTCTGGAGCATGGGATGGCACCATGAAGGATGCCTGGACCAATAACCCGGCCTGGATCACCTACGGAATCTGCACCCAGGACCGTTTCGGGCTGGGCCGGCGCATAAAGCCGTGGATGGTGGACAAGTGGGAGCTTTACCGCATCGCGCAGTACTGCGACCAGATGGTGCCCAATGGTGCCGACGGCGTGGAGCCGCGCTTTCTTTGCGACATGAACCTGCAGGGTAAAGCCGACGCTTGGTCACTGCTGCGCGACATCGCCGGCATCTATCGCGGGATGACGTACTGGGCCCAGGGCCAGCTGGTCATGCAGGCTGATATGCCTCGGGCGCAGGACATCGATTACGTCTTCACCAGGTCCAACGTCATCGACGGCAAGATCTCCTACGGCAGCGCCTCGGCGAAGACCCGCTTCACTCGCTGCCTGGTCAGCTACGACAACCCGCTCAACAACTACGACACAGACGTCACGGTCTACTCCGACCTTCCACTCCAGCGCCGCCTGGGCGACAAGCCGACGGAGATCAGTGCCATAGGCTGCACTCGGGTATCTGAGGCCCAGCGCCGCGCTAAATGGCTGGTGCTGAGCAATAACCAGGACCGCACCATCAGCTTCAGGACCGGTATGGAAGGCCGCATCCCTCTACCAGGCTTCATTATCCCTGTTGCTGACTCGCTGCTGGCTGGCCGGGAGATCGGTGGGCGAATCGCGGCGGCGGCGGGCAAGGTCATCACCTTGGACCGCGACACCCTGGCCAAGGCCGGCGACCGGCTGGTGATAAACCTTCCGGGTGGCCGCGCAGAAGGGCGAACCGTGGAGAGCGTGAGCGGCCGCAACATAATCGTGACCGTTGCCTACAGCGAGGAACCGGCTGCACAGCTTCAGTGGGCAATCGACGCTGACGATCTGGCAATCCCTCTATATAGAGTAATGAGGACTGCACGGACGCCCGAGGGCGATTACGACATCAGCGCCTTGCAGTACGAGCCAAGCAAGTTCCCGAGCATCGACACCGGCGCACGCCTGGAAGAACGCCCGATCAGCGTGATTCCAATCACCGTGGTTCCGGCGCCAGAAAGCGTGACCATCACTTCGAACGTGTCGATCAACCAGGGCCTGGCCATCAGCACCATGAACATCTCATGGCCTGCCGTGGCTGGCGCAGTTGCGTATGACGTGGAATGGCGCAAGGACAGCGGCAACTGGATCAGGGTACAGCGCACAGGCGCGACAAGCGTGGATGTCACCGGCATTTACTCGGGCGCCTACCTGGCCCGCGTGCGTTCGGTGAGCGCATTCGAAATCTCGTCGATCTGGAAGAACTCCGACCTGACCAACCTCGAAGGGAAGGTAGGCCTGCCGCCGGCGGTTTCGTTCCTGACCACCACCAGCGAACTGTTCGGTATCGGTATCAAGTGGGGCTTCCCTGCTGGCGCCGACGATACCCAGCGCACCGAGCTGTGGTATGGCCCCGCGAACGACCTGGGAGCGGCGACCAAGCTGGCCGACCTGGCTTACCCGCAGGCCGATTACCGGATGCAGTCGCTTCTGGCGGGCGCAACCTTGTTCTTCTGGGCGCGCCTGGTGGACCGGACCGGCAACATCGGGCCGTTCTATCCGGTCGGTAACGGCGTCATAGGGATGGCGAGCGCAGACGCCGATCCTGTGCTCGACTTGATCGCCGGCCAGGTTGGGCGCACTGAGCTTGGTCAGGACGTCCTGGACGCGATCGACAAGATCCCAGGCCTGCAAGATCAGATCAACGCCTTGGACGGTCTGAAGGGTTACGACAAGGATGCCACCTACCTGAAAGGTCAGATGGTCGTGGAGGGCGGGAGGATCTATCAGGCCGTCCAGAGCGTTCCCATCAATTCTCCGCCGCCCAACGCTACCTACTGGCTTGATGTTGGCCAGTCGGTAGAGACTGCGAATGGACTGGCACAGCAGGTATCCACCAACACCGCCGATATCACCGAGTTGGACGGCGTGGTCACCGCCCAGGCATCAAGTCTTCAGGTGCTGCAGGCGGCGTACAGGGATGACACCGGCGAAGGCGAACTCGCGGATGCGCTACAGGGGTTTAACGCCAAGGCGAGCTTTGCGCAGGAGGTGAAGACCCAGGCCACGAAGAACGCGGCCATGGTTCAGCGTACGACTGAGTTGGCCGCCGAGGTGGGCGATGTCAGCGGATCTGTGACCGACTTGGAAAGCGTTGTGGTCAACGATCGCCAGGCCACGGCCCAGGCCATCCAACAGATTGGGGTGCAGATCGGTGATAACTCAGCTGATATCCAGACGGTAAGCCAGGCCCAGGCCAGCACCGATGGCAAGCTCTCCACCATGTGGTCGGTGAAGATGCAGCTCAACCAAAACGGGCAGTACGTCGCGGCGGGGATTGGGCTTGGCATCGAGAACGTGGATGGTCAGTTGCAGAGCCAGTTCTTGGTGAGCGCTGACAGGTTCGCTGTGGTGAACAACATCAACGGGATTCTTTCTTCGCCATTCGCGGTGGTGAACGGTCAGGTTTTCATGCGCTCAGCCTTCATCCAGGACGGCAGCATCACCATGCTGAAGATCGGAGAGGCGCTGCAGTCCGACAACTATGTCGCTGGTGTTCAAGGGTGGCGCCTCGATAAAGCCGGAAACTTGGAGTTTAACGGCCCGGCACCTGGTGGTGGTCGCCTGACGATGACCAATCGTGCAATCAAGGTGTACGACGAAAACAACGTCAAGCGGGTGCAGTTGGGGGATCTGACAGCATGATCGGAGGAATCAGGATATGGGGGCCTACTGGCCTCCTTGAATTGGATGAGAACTCATTCACCGTGAGGGTTGTTTATTCAGCCCTTATCGGCACGGTGGGCAGTAGTACTTTTGTATCCATCCCCGGAGTGAAACCCTCTACTCATATCGGGATATGTTTGCCTAATGGGCAGTACTCAGGGGACCCATCCGGCCAAGACGCAAGTTTGTCTCAGTTCGATGTACAGATGCTTACGGACGGAGTTCAGGTTTGGTTTAGAAATAGAAATATGCCAACCGGCAGAGTTGGGATATCAGTTCAGCGACTTCTAGTATTCAGGTATAGATGATGTCACATGGACTAACATTTAATAATAACTCAGATGTTGTAACGCTTGACTCTGAGTTTGCACGGCTGGTTGTTATACACAAAGGGATCTATGGGCCGGCTGGCGGTGATTTTCCATCGGTGATCACGTCGCAAGAACCGCCGTTAATTTTTGTCAGACCTTCAACCGGGGGCTTCCAATGGGTGAGCCTTAAGGGCTCTCCCGGAAACTGGACGGGGTTCATCAACGGGGCAAGCGGAGGGTCTGGGTCGTTTTTTGTTGCGGCCTATGAGTCCGCACCAACTGCCCAATATGGTCTCAGGTTGTGGGACGGAGACGCAAAACAACTATTCGACAATGGAACGCCTTGTGCACAGTTTACGGATGTAGTTGCTGGCTGGGCTTATGGGGGCGCATCGAATCCCTCTGTAGGGCGATGGATTTCCACGTTCTATGCCGCCGTTCCTTTGAATACCGGAAACTACATGCTGATCAATAATATTGCGATGAATATACCGGGCGGAAGCACCTTCTCGCTTCTTTCTTGTTTCTGGGATTACGCAAACAATCGTGTCGTTGCTCAGCTGCAAAACATTGGGGACTTTAACGGTTCAAGTTTCTTCCTGCCGTTAATGTTTGCAAAGCCAATTTCTTAGGAGGCTTAAATGGCCTGGTATAAAATAGGAACTGTTGCCGTTGCGGCCGACAGTAACGCGGTAATTGGCACCGGCACGGCATTTATAGCAAACGCGCGAGTGGGTGATGCTTTCCGTGGGCCGGACGGCCGGTGGTACGAGATCACCAACATCGCGAGCAATACGGCGATTTCCATAGCCCCGAATTACCAAGGGGCGACAGTCGCTGCAGGGGTGTACACCATTGCCCCGATGCAGGGCTACGTCAAAGAGTCAGCTGATCGGCTGCGCGCCATCACCGACCAGTTTAAAGACCTGGATCAGGAGGTGGCCAATGCGCAGGCCTCGGCCGCTGCGGCAAAGTTGTCAGAGACCAACGCCAAGACATCTGAGACTAATTCCAAAGCATCCGAAACCAGTGCCTCTACGTCTTCCACTACCGCCACCGGCGCCGCGACATCTGCAACGGCATCCAAGAACGCAGCGGCCACCTCTGCGATCAATGCCGCCACCTCTGCGGCCAATGCGCTGACACAAGCCGACCGGGCGAAGACCGAGGCCGATAAGCTTGGCAACGCCAATGCCTTCCTCGCCGCGGTTGACTCGGTTTCCGGAGTGGTGCCTCGCTTTAAGGGCGCTGTTCAGGTTGGATCTTCAGGTGGCCTAACTCTTCGCCGAGAAGATGTCACAGATCCAAACTCGACGGCGAATGTAAGGTTTGTTTACTCAGCTGATAACAGTGTGCGGCTGATTGATGATGCTCAAGGTTTGACCCGAATTCAGATTGGCGCGCTTGGTGGAACTCTTTTTGGTGGTGTTCTTACTACCAATGGCGGCGGAGTGAATATCAGGGCTACTGCGGACACAGAGAGTGCGTTTCTTTGGTTCAGTGATAAAGCAGGCGGAAATCGAGGTGCGGTTTATTGTGAGCCGTCAGGCGCTCTGAAACTTTCCCCAGGGTATGGACAGTCTGGCGCAGGTCCGGCTGTAACCATCACTAAGGCTGGCGTGCTGGTCACTGGTGCGGGTGTGACTCTAAGTGCTGGCGTTTCTATAACAACTTCCGGGGATATTATTTCCAGTATTTGGGCTGGCGGAAACCTCTCTGGATTTATTGCGTTTATTGATAGAAAGGTTGATCTCAAGCTTGACTCGGCGGCCGCCGATTTTGCAATTATCTATCCCAACGGTGGCACTGCAGCTGCTCCGGGGAACATTGTTTCGGCATCTAGATTTACCTCAGACAACCCATTTCCAGGGTTTCATGTGATGACCATATTGGAGGTCCTAATTGGGGGCATCTGGTCAGAACCCAGGCTTGACGGTAATGCGGGTAGCGGGGGCGCATCCTACGGCGCATATGCACAGCAGATCCTGCCGGCGGACAAGATCATCTGCCAGGCTGGTGCGAGTGGCGTTGCATTGCCCAGCGCTTCTACCGGAGGTGGGCATGGCTATACAGGTGCAGTTCTGACCACCGCACCAGTGCGCGTAAAGGTCTGGAAACTTAAGGGGGCGATCTAATGATTCGATTTTACGCAAGGGTAGGCTCGAACTTCTTCGAGGGCGACGAGACGGACAAAGGCCCTGATGAAGGCTGGATCGAAATGGAAGGGGAGAGGCCCCAAGGCGATAACAGCATGGACTACACGGCTCAGGCCGATGGCACATGGGCAATTACCCAGGAGACGCTGATCGCAAGGTTGAGGGTGGTGGAAAACGCTTGGCGTGAAGAGCAAATGCCGATCGCCCAGCAGACGGTTACAGCAATCGACTTTGGCGAGGAAGACATCGTTGGCTCCATAGAAGACTGGAAGCTGTACTGGCGCGCCCTGCGTAAGTGGACAGCGGACAACCCTGACTTCCCCGACATGAGCAAGAGACCAGTTCAGCCAGCCTGAGCCGGTAAAAGAACACACCAGCCGCCTTGAGCGGTTTTTTTGTGCCTGGAGAAAAGCATGCCGATCACTGAGCAGCAGTTGCTGCAGATCCTCCCGAACGCCGGCCACCAAGCCGGCGTTTTTGTTCCTGCCCTGAACACGGCCATGAACCGCTATGGCATCGTGGGCACCGCGCGCGCTGCTGCATTCATCGCCCAGGTTGGGCACGAATCCGGCCAACTACGCTACGTGCGCGAGATTTGGGGGCCCACTGCGCAGCAACTCACGTACGAAGGCCGTGCCGATCTGGGAAATACCGTCAAGGGTGACGGCTCGAAGTACCGTGGGCGCGGACTGATCCAGATCACCGGGAGAGCCAACTATGCCGCATGCGGGGAAGCTCTTGGCCTGGACCTGATCAACAGGCCTGAGCTACTCGAGCTGCCCCAGCACGCGGCGATGTCTGCGGCCTGGTTCTGGTCCACCAAAGGGCTGAACACGCTGGCGGATCAGGGTGACTTCACGAAGATCACCCGCCGCATTAATGGTGGTCTCAACGGCCTGCAAGATCGCTTGCAGTTGTGGGAGCGGGCGAAAAAGGTGCTGGCATGACGCCGGTGCAGAAGCTGGCCGGTTTGGTGGTGCTGATACTGGTGCTGATGGCGACCGCCGCCGGCGTCACCTGGCAGGTGCAGGACTGGCGATACGGCAGGCAACTGGCGGTTCGTGACGCGGCCCACGCGCTTGCTGTCGCCGAGGCCGGCCGTGTAGCTCGCGAAGAAGAACAACGCCGCCAGTTGGCGGTGAACAAGGAAGCAAGTGATGCGCGAGAGCAAAACAAAGCTGCAGCTGTTGATGCTGGTGCCGCTGATGCTGCTGGTGACCGCCTGCACGTCGAAGCCAGCAGGCTTGCCGCCACTGCCCGCGTCGATCCCGGAGTTGCCCAACGAGGCGCGTCAGCCACCCGCGCCGCAATGGTGCTCTCCGACCTGCTCCAGCGGGCTGACAAAAGAGCGGGAGAATTGGCTGCTGCGTATGACCGAGCTCGAATAGCTGGGCTGGCCTGTGAGCGGAGCTATAAATCGATGACCTACATTCGTGGTCGAGAAAATTAGCATGATCTCAATTCATTTAGGAAAAGCAGAATAGGACTCCGTCGACTGAGTGGCGGCAGCACATGGGCTATGAGCGGCATCTGTCCGCAGCCTCCAGAGCTTGTCAATTAGCTCTGAGGCTGGTCGGACTACACTTTTTTTGCAAGAGTGCTTCCATAATCTTGAACGACTTCCGCTGTGGGACTCATTCCATAGAAGTAGTGGATGTCGTTGATGCCTATCTGGTAGTCCTAATATTGACAAGAAAAGCCATCACACTCGGCTTTTCACTTATTTTGAAAGGAGCTAAGTCTTTTCAACGACCATCTTCTGACGCCTTCAGAAAATGTAGGACGAGGAGGCCAGACAGTGATTCTTTCGAAATCTATTTCTAAAGCGTCGCCGACAAAGCGCCCTTTAAAGGTGCGGACATCAGTGTAGACCGTCTCACCCGTTCTACTTAGGAACGGGGTTCGCGAAACCGCGTTTAAGTCGTTTCCAGTTCGTGTGTATGGCACTGGGCTACCAACATCGAGACCGGTGCCTTTGATATAGGAGTCAATTTTTTTGAGTACATCATCGGGTTTTTCTACAGTGCGCCAATATATGAAATGACCGTCGTCAGTAAATACCAAATAGACGTGCCAAGGGGCGGTGGCTGGTCTCTCTCCTTCGGAATACCACACTTTCTCGCGCACGCCAGAACTGACGCTTGTTGTGCAACTAGAGAGGAGCAATAGGCAAAATGTAGCAATCAATAAGCGATTCATATTTCCTTCCTTGAGTTAACTATCCAGCTCGAAGCGCCGCGCGCCGGCTGGCTCTAAAAATTTTTAACTACTTTTGCCTTGCCGATCCGTAAAGTTTGTTCAGTACTCTTAACTCAAGCACTGCCACGAAAACGCAGAGCGCCAAAATCCAAGACTGAAGACTCGCTTACGATGGAGTCACCCCAACAGACCAGCGCTCACAAAAGCGAGCCCAATATCATCCCGAAGGATATATGGAACGCCTAGAAGCTGCGAGGGCACTGACCTCAGCCACCATTGAGCGTTATACGTGGCAATCGATGCAGCTGCATTCGATGTCCGTCAGCGATGACGCTTCGAACCTTTCATCTATTGGAGTATGGAGAATTGATCTTCATTCCTCCGCGCATTTTTTTCACGCCCGGCTCAATATCCGCCGGGCACTCGCCCTGAAAGCTGCCATTGATCACTGTGTGTTGCCTTTCAATTTTTCCATTTAGCTCGAACGACGTATCGGCCGTCAGTACATAGGATTTCGCAAGGTCACCTTTGAAAG